GATCTAGCACACTCGCTGCGCCAGCAGTGGGTTCAAGGAGATACTGACCCGCGTAGAAAACGGGGTCTTCCTCTTGCATGGATTGGAGTTCTTCGAGATTGTACCTCTCGGGGAAGATTGCACGCCCATTGGCGTCGATAGCGGGAAAACGAAACACCGCCACGTCTCCCACGCGGTAGAGCTTGATTTGTTGCGTCTCGGGAGGACGATCCACGACGCCTTCTTCCCATGCGAGCTTTTGAGCGGGAAGTTTGAGAGTCCATATAAACTCTTGGCGTTCCTCTCCTTTTCCCCAAAACTCCTCGATAAACTCATATGAGTCTCCTTCCCACCAACGAGTTCCAATAAACTTAAGCGGATCGCGCTTCGGGCTCTTGAGAAGAGGTTGGAGACGTGTGATCCAGCGGTTGGTGGCTTCGATCTCCCCCGCATTTCCGCGATACGCTGCCTCGGCGGCGTTTTGACTTAAGAGATCATCACAAACTGCTTCATTTACGTGAATACCAGTTACCGTTCCTCCAACACCTGTTGCGCGAATAGTTGGTGAAGTTGGATTCGACTTCTTTCTCTTTGTGATAATCTGATCGGCTTTCCATATGGTTGCGCGAAAGTCGTCAGGGATAATCTCAGGAAAGAGAGTTTGTAGTATAAGGTTAGATTCGAATTCACTCTTGATGTCTTGGAGGAAAGATACAGCAAGTAACGCCGTCTCATTTGCGATCAGAGTGGAATATTCAGGATCTCGAATAGTCCGAAGAATCGGAAGACCCTTAGTTATCATCGAGGACTTCCCTACACCTCTAGGAACGAGGATGAGTTTGATTCGCGCGGAATCAATCTCTTTAATGCCCGTGGCGTCTTCTGCGAAGAAACACATCGCGAGATGTGCCCTGAAAGTCATAGGGACGACTTCTTCGAGTTGACGCACCCGCGCATTCAAGAAATAAAGTGCGGACTTCTTACTTGGGATGGTTTCGGTGCAGTTTTTCCGCCATTTATGCCAAGCTTCGCTTCCTGGGGTGATGTTGATTTCACTCATCCCCCACCTTCTCCCATTCCGCCTCGATAGTGGGAATTTCCGCACTAGAGGCTCCAAGTTGGATTTTCACCGAAAGCGCACCCTCCGAAGTCTTCTTCGCCACAATCCCCATCCTATCTTGGAGATCTCGCGCAATCTTGTCCCCCGTGGTGTAGTCTCCGGCTGCAACTGCCGCCTCAAGGAACGCAATGCGATCCAACGTGACGGAGAGGGCGTTTGCCGCGAGATACGCCTTCGCCATCGCAACGGGATCCTCCACGAACTCCGAGAGGTTTTCGACCCATTTCTTCGCGGCGGGAGATCTAGCGTAGGCTGAAAGCGACTTAGGGCTCTTATTGAAGCGTTCTGCCGCTTGCTTATACGTCATCCCATCCACAACCTTCATCACGAGCGCAGTCTTCACCCAGCGAGGAAGATCCGTAACTTTTTCTCTATCCTGGGGCTTAATGCTCTTTCCTTTGTACTTCTCCATGCGAGCAGCAATACCCTCGTTGGTGTTATCCCGATTGCTGTCTATTGATGAAGGCATTACTTTAAAGATCCCATAGGACTTTTTCCGAGTGAATTCTCGGATCGAACGTCCCGGTTGTGGTAAAGCTCCATTTTGCGCCTCCAAAACACATAGGGGCGCGATGAGGAGCTACATAAGTGTAAGAAATCTCCTGACAGCGTATCTCATGGCATACCCACATTTTTATGGGTCCTTTGGAGTTACCGGACTTCATAGGTATGGGTGGATGAGGAAGTCTCTTTTCCGCCTCGGAGAGCCTTTCGTAGACTACTTCGTGGAGGCCAATTCTTTTCCTAGACATATAAACTATGTAAGAGTCAACTCTTTAACCCTCAAAAGATAAGGCAACATGCAAGACGAGTCAAGAAGTTTCCGATGGCTGTCGGAGATCCTAGAGGACCCTGACGCTCTCAAACCTCCACGCGCCGTTGTACCACGCCTCGTGTGGGAAGGGCACACAACCATGCTAGCGGGACGCGAAAAGGGCGGAAAGTCCACCCTAGCGGGCGCAATCGCGGGCGCAGTCTCCTCGGGGAACGCATTTTTCGGGGAAGAAACCACCTCAGGCAAGGTCCTTTACATTGGGCTCGAAGAATCCACGTTTTTAATCGCAAATCGCCTGGTCAAGTATGGTGCGGACCCAGAAAACGTCGGAATTGTGTCTCGGGGGTCGTATGGGAAGGATATTGTGGCCGCGATCAAGGAGGCTGCGGAGGAAATCCAGCCCGATCTCATTATTTGGGACACTCTTGGGAAGTTTGCGGACATTCTCTTTGATAAACCTATCGAACCGGGGAACTCTGCGGAGTGGACGAGAGTGCTTGGGATCATTGAGGACATCGCGAGGCAGTATGGAGCCACTTTACTCCTTCATCACTCTCGGAAGTCTGATGGGAAGTATCGTGATTCGACCGCAATCGGAGGAGGTGTAGACATGATTGTGGAGATGTTTGGTGAACGTTCGGACCCGCGCACTTTAAAGGGTATAGGAAGGTTTGAATTCGAAGATTTCGTAATGACTTTCGATGGACACAACTACACGATAGCCCGAACGGAAGACAACCTTAAGGAAGATGTGCTCGCGTTCATCAAGAAGACCCCAAAGTGCTCTGTGCGCGCAATGATCGAAGGCGTAGAGGGGCGCTCGAAGGCTGTGATGAATGCAAAACAAGCTCTTATTGAAGAAGGACTCATTGTGAATGTAGGGACCGCTGCGAAGCATGCGTACATGGTGATGGCGTGAGGAGCCCTCGTGTAGCGTTTCCCACCCTTATGTTACCGAAATGGGAAACGCACGTGTTTCGAAGTGGAAAAACCCTTGTTTCCGTTGGGCGGAAACGGTACACCCTCGCTAAGTCGTTATGAAACACGGACTTACACGTACCGTTTCCCATTTACAAACATATACCTAGGAAACGGAAACGCAGGCCACTTTCGGGCTTTCTTCGGGTACAAAGCCACCTTATCTCAGGGAAACGTTTCCCGGGAGCAAACAAAATGGCCGAATTGGCGAAAAACCTCGATCTCGACCTCCGCTTGCAAGCCCTTGAGGAGAGAGTTAGATTACTAGAAGAGGAGCGAAGAGAATGCGAAAAGCGCGATTTTCAGGCCCTCCTCTCATGTTGGAAAGAGGTGATAGAAGGATGACTTGGATTGAAGAGTGGGGAACGATTGTTCTTGGGCTGGTTGGTGCGGGATTTGTGATTGGAATCGCGATTACTCTTGCCAGAAGCCG